GATTAGGCTCTCCTAGATCAACCGGATCAGTTTCGCTCGGTGTTTCCTTAGGTTTTTCATTCGGTTCACCTGAAGGTTCCTCAGATGTCTCTGAAGGTTCCTCGGTCAAGCTAGCCTGTTTCTCTAGTTCTTCTTTTGTTTCTTCTGTAAGTTCTACTGCCATGTTAACTCCTTATCCTTGCCCTTGTGCCTGGGCTTTAGCGGCTTCTTCTTGGGCTGTCATCTGTGCCATCTGCTGTTGCCGTACCTGTTGTTCCTGGGCGAATTCTTCCTCAGTCTTGATAATCTTCTCGGACTCTACATCTCGACCAGTAGCCAAGATAGCCATCAGGTCAGACTCTTTCAGACGTCCTCGGGTTGAATCAGGTAGGTTATTCAGCATAGACAGGTCATCGAAGAAGTACCGGATCTTCTCGTTCTCTGCGCTTCTACCCATTGCATCCAGACCAGTAACAATCACAGGCTCTATACTAGAACCCTCGATGTTCAGATCTATGTCTCTGAGCAGTAGCATAGCGATGGGACTCTGGAGCGTAGCTGCGAAGGAACTGAATGTCCCACCGTGAGCTTGCTCGAGTTCCATAGCCCTAATACGATTCTCCTCAGCGGTAACTCGTTCGGCATCCCGCATCTGACTAGAGATACTCAGGAATACTTTCCCAAGATGCTGCCGGTAGTCCTGAATAATCGCGTTAATGAAGCTGAAGTCACCAGCTTTGTTCGTCTGAATTGCATTAACGTCATCAGGCATACCGTAATGATACGTCCCAGTAGCCGCGTTGTTTAACCCAGCGACATCAAGCATACTCCCCGGTCTTACGAGGTACTTAATATCCGTCATAACGGCGGCACCAGTTACCATAGCTTCTGTAAGGACAGACAAAGCCCAGAAAGACCCGTAATGATCCTCCACAAGGCCACGCCCGTAATGTTCCTTCCGTGTTCTCTGCCATACGCATGGAATCCACGGGAGAAGTTCCTTCTTGTAAGTCTGAGCAGGATCACCAACCGGGACATTTTCCACGGCCTGATCCACAAGGAACTCGTCAGTATTATCAGGATTCACTCGGATGTACGTATAGATAGTAGCTACCTGTTCGTTCATATCATCGTCAGAGTCTAACTCTAACGCAGCTATAACGTCATCCCTGATGTCTTCATCAAGAGCATTAATAGCCTTGGTGTCCGTTGTTATCATCTCAAGGACTTCACCAGATACCGATCTGTTCACGACGTATTCATCTATAGCGTACAGATACGGTTTCTTATCGGCGTCCTCTGGGAAATACACCAAGGAGTTACCTGTGATAATACAATGCTTCAAAGCATCTAGAAGAACAGGTCTGGCTTTTCTTTGTTCAAAGGCCCAACGAGCTCGCCGTTCCCCTACAGCTAACAGGGCGTCTATTTGGGCTGTGTCTTTCCCTTCCTCTCTCTGGAACTCGTCTATCCTAAGACGGAAGAACGGACGAGAAGACGGGAATAATTCTTGGACGTACTTATTAGCCAAGTTATTAACCAAGTCTGCGCCAATAGAATTAAAATCTGTCTGTAACTCCTGGGATGATACATCATCAGTATCCGGCAGGATGTAAGGCAAGGTAACCTTAGCGTAATCCTGGGCTCTGGTCTTGTATTTATCCCTCTCTGTTTTCAGGGTATTGTACCTTGTTCGGGGTACTTCCGGTGTGTATTCCATTAGAACGACACCTGACGCTCGACTTTAAACCGAGCTTTACTTGACATTCTGTCATCGTCCCGCTGTTGAACTACAGGGGCGCGTAATATACCGCCCTGTTCTACCGGGTTCCGTAGCCTCTCTGAAATAGGTCTGTAGAATCCCTCAGCCTGTCCGAATCTCAGGTAGTGCTGAGCAGGACTCAACCCACGTTCCCTGAAATATTCTCCGACTTGCCCCAGGCTCCACTCAGTATCCTCGAATCCTTCCCGGTTCCATGTCTCCGTAGTCTGGATCATGTAATCAGTAGGGTTCCATCCCTGGGGTAACCCAGATAGATCCTCGTCGTAAACCCCGGCAGCCGTCTGTATACCTCTGGTAACTTCCTGAATCGTCAAGGCCCCTGAGGTTAGCTTGTCTGTCCAGTAATCTACATTCTGCGCCTCAGGCCCCATAGACCCGAATAACTCCTCGTACTGATCCTGAACTATATTCTCTGGGATATTCCCGGTAACAGACTCAGGGATCACAGGGTCAGGACTCTCAGGAGTTTCTCTCAGGGTACCAGGGTCAGTCGTGGGCGTTTGGTTCGTATTGAACCAGTTACTTATGGATAAATTCTCGAATAACGTTTGGCTCCAATTACTCCCCATTGTCCTCCTCCTTTGTTTCCAAGACTCCTATCCATACTGACCTCATACTGAAGCCGAAGGTATCTAACAGGGCCTTGGTCTTAGTTAATTCTGCGTTACAAGTTGCCACCAGGGTAGGACACCCGATAGACTCGGCGTAAGTAACTACATCGTCCCATAAGACAGACTTTAACCAGAGGATATTCTCCTTTGATCTATTTTCTTTCGGAATCCAGATATGCAGATTCAGCGTATCCCCGAATTCTTCAGCGGCTAGGAACGCTACGGCTTCTTGCATCCGGCGTACTACAGCGAATCCATGATAATCCCCTTTGACATTCGGGTACCACTCTTGCATCTCTTTGTCTGTGAACTCAAACGGAACTAGGCGACTAACGCCCCCGTTCTTTCTGAGCAGTCTGCTCTTGTCTGGCATGAAGTCCTCCCATGTATTTTAAGACTCTTTCAATTCCATGTTGGAACAAGAGCTTCTCTTTTATTTGCGGATCACCCGGCGGGATCTCGGGGGCTACGAACATCTTCTGCATATGATCGAGTAAAGCTCGGCTAATAGGCGGGGCGTTATCGACGATCTGTTCGTAATCCTTAATAGAACCCCTACGGGTTTTCTCTAGTAACGTCTTAACTCTATCTGACATTTGTTATCTCCTTAAGGGTACCTTAGACTACACCCTAGGGTTACCCTAGGGGTTACCTTAGTATGTACCTTAGTCCTCCTTGGCCCCTTCTGGTTCACTAGTTGCCCCATTTAAGAATCTTAATAAATTCAAGGGGTTACAAAGGGGAGTTAGGGGTACCTAACAATAGGTAACCCCCTGGTTTTATTCAAAATTATTATTCCGGAATTTCTCGTACTTCAGGGCCTTGCCGATATCTTCCGTGGCATCACCTTTGAATCCAGCCCGGAGTCTGTATTTCAGTTCGCTCCCGAAACAGAATGCCTCCCAACCAGATTTCCCGTATACCTCTGTAACGAGTAATTCAATAGCTTTAATAGCCTCAATAGGTAATCTGGTATAATGCCCTGGGTGCTCTACTGGGTCGTTAATTTTGACCCCTTCTTGGGCTTCGTGGGTGATCTTTGGGCCACCTGTTTTCTTAAAAGGTATGCAGCGCCGTTCGGTACAGGTCGAGCAGTTACCGTGGCAAAGCTCTGGGCGCAGCAAGAAACCCGTTGGTTCTCCGGTCTTTTTAGTATCGGATAAACAAGAGTAGCATGGTTCTGCTGTACTAGGATTATCCTTGTAAGAACAATCGGCGCAGTATTTGGTATTTATCTTTTGCATTAGAATCCACAAGCTCCTGAGGGGCATGAGGTTTTCTCTAAGAACTCAAGTTCCTCAGTGAACACCCGGCCCTCTTTTTCGAGTGCTTCCTGATATGGTACCTGAGTCAAGGGCTGACCGCCCCGTGATCCATCAGGGTAAAATGTCAAACCGCGTAACATCGGAGCGTACTTCCGAATTAACCCTGCGGTTCTGCCAAGGTGCATCTCATCGTTCCCTTCGGTTCCCCAGGCCGGGAGATTAATCGTTGAGCTGATTCCCATATCGACGTATTCTTGTACGTCTGCCTGGAATTTAATCCGTCGTTCAATATCCTTGGATAGATCCCCGGCTGTTTCGATGAGATCAAGGTCAACCCCAAGCTCCTCAACAAGGTATCTTGCCAAGGGTTCAACGATGTACTGATGCTCCCAGGTGTTTCCTTTGAGGTATCTTCGCTTAATTCCGGTAGCGAACAAAGGTTCCAAACCTGATGTAGTTCCTGCGATAATCGAGATAGTTCCTGTGGGCGCGATGCTCCTGAACCTAGTACAGGGTGATTCCCCTGACTTATACGAGGCGTAATTCGCGCCCTTCTCTGATTCTTCTTCATATATATTTAACCATTCTTCTAACTCTTGGTTCATTTCATATCGGTAACCCTTGGTAAGTAGCCACTCATGTACACCCATAAGACCTAGGCCGATCTTTCGGTGTTCCTTACGTATATCGTGGCATCTCTCTAAGGGTAGCTCTGCCTGGAGTGACCCGTAGTAAAGGAACTGAGACGCTAAGTAAACGACATCCTTGAGTTCTTTCTGGTCTTTAACTCTTGATAGATTAACTGACCCCAGATTACACATATCTGAGTCGTGTTCTGAAATGAACTCAGCACAGGCGTTCCTAATAACTTCATCAGGAGTACCTAGATCGAATTGGAACCCTGGTTCACCTGTTTTACAAGCCTGGTGTACATTACAAAAGAACTCAGGACTCTTTATGCTATCCTCTGAATCGTACACCGTGGAGATATTAGTCATATCCAAAGGTGCAGGGAAATTAAAGTCCTTTGCCTTTAACTCTTTGACTTCATCAGACCAATCCTTAGCAATAGCAAATTCCCACCAATCCCGATGCCACCAGGGTAAACTCGCATACAAAGCCGAGCGTCTGCTTCCACCTTGCTGTACATTACGCCCGATCTCATTCATAGCGTACATAAGACTCAGCGGACCTGAGGCTGTTCCCCCGGTTCTGGATATAGTGGCACCCTTCCCCCGGATATCTCCGTAATACGTACCACAGCCACCACCTACCATCAATGCCATGAAGTGACTATGCCCGAGTTCAGCCCAGCCTTC